ATGTAAAAGGAGAGGAATAATGACTAAAGAGCAGTTTATTGAAAAAATAGCATCACTTGTTAAAAAATACGCTGATTCTTATGATATTAAAGTTATTAGTCCGATTATAGCACAGGCGTGCTTAGAAAGTGCATATGGAACAAGTGAATTGGCTACTAATGCACATAATTATTTTGGTTTGAAATATAGACCAAATAGATGCCCATCTGCTTGTGGAATTTACCATAAAATAGGTAGTGAACAAAATGCAGATGGTAGTTATACATCTTCTGCTATGCAGTGGATGAAATTTGAAAGTATGGAAAAAGGTATAATTGGTTATTTTGATTTTATTAATATTTCTAATTATGCTAATCTTAAAAATGTAACTAATCCAAAAATTTATTTAGAAAATATTAAAAAAGATGGATATGCAACTTCATTAAAATATGTAGATAATCTTATGAATGTTATTAATAAATGGGATTTAACTAAATATGATGAAGATGCAACAACAAAAGGAGATGTTCAAATGGGATATACAAATAGTTCACTCGTAAATTGCGTTGTAAAAAGTCCAAATCATTCAGGCAAAAGAACTCATAGAATTGATAGGATTACACCTCACTGTGTAGTTGGACAATTATCTGCAGAAAGTATTGGAGGATGTTTTACAAGTTCTTCAAGACAAGCAAGTTGTAACTATGGAATTGGTAAAGATGGTAGAGTTTGCTTAATTGTTGATGAAGCCAATAGAAGTTGGTGTACATCTTCAAGTGCAAATGACCAAAGAGCTATCACTATTGAGGTAGCATCTGATAAAACACATCCTTATGCTTTTACTAACGAAGCTTATGAAAAATTAGTAGAATTATGTACTGATATTTGTAGACGTAATGGAATCAAAAAGTTATTATGGCTTGGAACAAAAGAAAAATCTTTAGCATATGAACCTAAAGATGATGAGGCTATTTTAACTGCTCATAGATGGTTTGCAAATAAATCTTGTCCTGGGGATTGGATGTATGCAAGAGAAGGAGACTTAGCTAATAGAGTAACTGCAGCATTGGGCGGAAATGTAGTTTCAACACCCGCACCATCGACACCTGCCGCAACTTCTTATAGAATAAAAATAACTGCTAATGCACTTAATATTAGAAAAGGTCCTGGTACTAAATATGGTACCAATGGAGTTATTAGAGATAGAGGAATTTACACTATTATAGAAGAAAATAATGGATGGGGTAAATTAAAATCTGGAGCTGGATGGATTTCTTTAAGCTATGCTCAAAAGCTTTAATAATATAGACTGAGTAATGAAAATTACTCAGTCTATTTTTTTTGTCTAATTTTAACTACTTTTTAGTTAAGGGGTTTGACTTTCTTCAAAAAATATATTATAATATAAATATAGAGGCAATCAATAAAGTTCTCTAATAGCAAATACTTAGAAAGGAAGATAAATTTTGATAAAAAGAATTGGACATAATACGGAAGTTGAAGTCTCCATTATTCCCAAATTAAAAGAGTGTAATTCTATTACATTATGCCCTGGAGATACATTATTAGTTCATGTTGACCATGAACAATGGGATATGAATGCAGCTCAAGAATTTTATGAATTATTTTCGCAGGCTTTTCCTAATAATAATGTAATGGTAACTTTTAAAGGAATAGATATAGGAGTGATAAAAGAACAATGAAAGTAAAAAATATATTTAAACATTTTAAATTAGTATGTACTCATAAATATTATGTATATCAAAATTGCGTAAAAGCAGGATTAATATGGCGAGGTATTAAACATGATATGTCTAAATTCTCTCCAACAGAATTTTTTGAATCTGTAAAATATTTTGATGGTAGCCGTAGTCCTATTGATGTATGTAAAGAAGCTAATGGATATTCAAAAGCATGGATGCATCACAAAGGTCGCAATACTCATCATTATGAATATTGGCAAGATAACTTTGATAATGGCGGACAGTCACTAGAAATGCCATATGAAGATGCTCTTGAATTAATTTGTGATTATTTAGGAGCAGGTAAAGCGTATATGAAAGATAATTTTACCTATGATAGTGAATATGATTGGTGGTTAAATAAAGCCTCTAAACCATTAGCAATGCATCCTCATACTAAAAATTTTATAAATACTATGCTATCAGTTATGAAACAAGAGAAAAATAATGATGTATTAAAATATTCTCGTTCATATAATATTTACCTTGTCTGTTATGAGAAAGGAATTAAAAGATGATAAATATTTATGTAGATGGAGCTTGTAAAGGCAATCCTGGTCCTGGCGGTTTTGGAGTAGTTATTTTAGAAGATGAGTATATTCAAAACTTTGGCGGGCAGCCGCAGAAAACAGATAAAAAGCATATTGCTTACGCTTATAGTGAACAATGTAAACAAACTACAAATAATAGAGAAGAATTAAAAGCAATTATTCATGCTTTTGAATTAGCTCAAAAAACTTTTCCAAATGAAACTTGTATTATACATTCTGATTCTTCATATAGTGTAAATACTTGTAATAATTGGATATTTAATTGGGCAAGAAATAATTGGAAAAATAGTAAAAAACAAACTGTAGAAAATTTAGATTTAATGAAAATCCTCTATAATTATCTTAGCATGGATTTTTTTAATTGTCAAGTTGTTTGTGTGCCTGGTCATCAAAATATTCTTGGTAATGAACTTGCAGATGCATTGGCTACGGGCAATATTGTAAAGTTCCAAAAATTAATGGACAAAAATAATTTATCTAAATAGAATATTTTTTACTTATATATAAGGAGGTAAAAAATATGGGATATATTTATAAAATAACTAATAAAATAAATAATAAGTTTTATATTGGTCAAACAATAAAAAACGCTGAAGAGAGATGGAAAGAACATCAAGCTCATGCTTTTGGAACTCATGAAAATGATATAAATAAAACTCTTTATAAGGCAATTAGAAAATATGGTCTTGAAAATTTTACTTTTGAAGTTTTACAAGATAATATAGAAACTTATGAGCAACTTGACAAAGCAGAAATTTATTGGATAGACTTTTATAATAGTTTTGTAAAAGGATATAATGAAACATTTGGTGGACAAAAATATCACAAGATATTGCCAAATAAAGAAATTATTGAAGATTATTACAAAACAAGAAGTGCTAGAAAGACAGCTTTAAATTTTGGAATTGACCATTCAACGGTTGATGATATATTAAATCAAAATAATATTCCAAGATTTACTTTTAGACAGGCGGCGGGTCAAAGAGTTAAAATATCTAAAGAAAATTTTGAAAAAGAGTTTGATTCAGTTAAGGATTGTGCCGAATGGTTTGTAGAAAATCAAATTTGTAAAACAACTAAAGTTGAAAGCGCTCGAACAGGATTAAAGAATGCAAGAGCAACAAATGGTTTCTACTATGGTTATTTGATAGAAAATATTTAAAGAATAAGATATAGTCTGTGCCATCAGAAATGGTGGATAACACGATTTGAATAAAGAGCGTGTTGAATTAGGTGATATTGACTTAGATTTATGTCCATCTAAAAGACCTTTAATTATTAAAAGAATTAAAGAAGAAAGAGGTCAAAATTTTAATTCAAATATAGATGAATTATCAAGAAAAAATCTTGGTTGTACTTTAATTGCTACATTTGGAACAGAAGGAACTCGTTCAACTATTTTAACGGCTTGCCGCGGATATAGAAGTGTAGATTTTCCAGATGGTATTGACGTAGATACAGCACAGTATATGTCATCTTTAATTCCAAGTGAACGTGGATTTTTATGGCCGCTTACTGATGTTATTAATGGAAATTCTGATAAAGATAGAAAACCTATCAAAGCATTTATAAATGAGGTAAATCAATATCCTGGTTTATTAGATATCATGGTCGCCATTGAAGGACTTATTAACAAAAGAAGTAGTCATGCGTCAGGCGTAATCTTATTTGACGAAGACCCATATGAATTTGGTTGTTTTATGAGAACTCCAAAAGGAGAAGTTATTACTCAATATGATTTACATATGTGTGAAGCCGCGGGTATGACTAAATATGATTTCTTAGTAACTGAAGTCCAAGATAAATTGGCAGAAACAATTAAACTTCTTCAAAAATATAATGAAATTGATAGTTCATTAACATTAAAAGAAGTTTATGATAAATATTTTCATCCTTCTATTCTTCCTATTGAAGATGAAAATATATGGAAGGTATTACAAGAAAATAGTGTATTAAATATATTCCAGTTTGACTCTGAAGTTGGCGGGCAGGCAGCTAAAAAGATTAAACCATCTAGCATATTAGAAATGGCAGATGCAAATGGGTCGACATTGGCCCTTACATATCTTACCGTTTATCAGCGGGGTCGCATAATTGCGGCTAACGGGGAAACCTAAACTTTTATAGCATGGTAATCCCGTGGGAAATAAATATATAAAATTTGGACAATGGCGTATAATTTATCAGCTATCTTTTTCAAATAATAATGAAGGAGGTAGTAGATATGATTCATTATATTTACTGTTATACAAATAAAATAAATAATAAGCAATATATAGGGCAAACTAATAATCTTGAAAATAGAAAAAAACAACATACTCAAGATACTATTCATCAACACAAAGGACATGAGGATGCTTATAAACAGCCTATTCATTGTGCTATGAGAAAATATGGGATAGATAACTTTGAAATTAACATTCTTGAAATAATTAATACAGATGATTGGAATGAAGTTAATAATTTAGAGTCTAAATATATTAAAAAATATAATACCTTAGCTCCAAACGGATATAATCTTCAAGCTCAAGGATGTGCTAATTCGGGAAAAAATAAAAGTAAGCTTTCTCAAGATATAATAAATAATATTATTCAAGATTTAAAAAATAAAAAGCCTATTATAGAAATTGCTGAAAAATATGAAATCTCTCGTTCCTATGTTTCAGATATAAATAATGGAAGATGTTTAAGACAACAAAATGAAATATATCCATTACAACAAAATAGAATTACTAATGAAGAATATTTAGATATTATAGATATGATAAAAAATACTAAATATTCATTAAGAGAGATAGCTAGATATTTTAATCGTGATAGAGACACTATTAGAAAAATAAATAATGGTACTACTAAAATTGTCCAAAATCTTTATAAAGGTAACTTCCCTATTAGAGAAGAACCTCGTAAAGGATATATATTGAAACCTGTAGAGACTATCCCGAGTTAGATTGGGAGTAGGGTTATTATTGATACATAACTCGAAATGGTGTGCTTATATTTATATAAGTAAAAGATAGTCCAGACCACAAACATTACATAATGGCTATGAAAATAGTAGTGGTAAGTAATGAGACTTATGACTGCAGAAAAGGGTCAAGAATCTCCAATGGAAAAATATGTTCGTTTTAAAAATAATATTTCTCTTTGGTATAAAGAAATGGATAAAGCTGGATTGACAAAAGATGAGCAGGAAGTTTTAAAACCTTATTTTTTAAAATCTCATGGAGTTCCGCCAAGTCAAGAACAATTAATGATGATGCTAATGGATAAAAATATTTGTAATTTTAATCTTGCAGAGGCGAATGCCGCACGTAAGATTGTAGGTAAAAAACAAATGTCTAAAATTCCAGAGCTGAAAGAAAAAGTTTTAACTCAAGCTAAATCTAATAATTTGGGTCAATATGTATGGGATTGCGGAATTGGTCCTCAGATGGGGTGAACGAAAGAAACTTGCCCCTAAACACTTTTCCGTTTATCAGCGGGGTATTTAAAATTTTGGTCAAAAAATTTTAAATGCTAACGGGGAATTCTAAAATAACAGTAGAGATATAAAATATATCCCAACTGTTGTCATGAAAATCCCGTGGGAAACTTTAAAGGATATGACAACAGTAAATAAGTATAAAGGAGAAATAATATGTACTATATTTACTGTTACACAAATAAATTAAATAATCATAAATATGTTGGACAAACAAATAACTATAAAAGAAGAATAAGAGAACATCGTTCTTGTGCTTTTAATGAGAAGGCTAATTCTTATAATGATTTAATTCATAAAAAAATAAGAGAATATGGTGAAGAAAATTTTGAAATATCTTTAATTGAAAAACTTTTTACTGAAGATATTGAAGAAGTTAATCAAAGAGAGATTTATTGGATAGATAAGTTACAAAGCCATTGTTCAACTGGTCTTGGATATAATGTAAGCTATGGAGGCGGGCGCCGCGGATATAGTTCAATATTAAATCAAGAAGAATTAAAAACATTAAAAGAAGAAATTAAGCAAGGCATTTCTTATTATGAGTTAGAAAATAAATATAATATATCAGCATCTTTTATATCTTCAATAAATAATGGAGTTTATTTTAAAGATGAAAAAGAAATATATCCTCTATTTAAGTATTATAAAGATGATAAAGATTATGATGAATTGATAGATTTATTATTAAATTCAACTTATTCTTATACTAAAATAGCAGAAATGTTAGAAATTGGACAGTCTACTATAAAAAAGATAAATGCTGGTACACTAAGGCATGGTTTATATCCAACATATCCTATAAGAACTAAATCTGCTAATGAACAAAGAGCAGATAAAATAAAAGAATTATTATTGACAACATCATTATCTAATAGACAAATTGGAGAAATGATAGGCGCTTCAGAAGAAACAGTTAGACGAATTAAAGTAGGACAAGTTTTTAGAGATGATAAGTTGTCATATCCTTTATCGAACCTGTAACGACTATCCCTGGTTAGACAGGGAGTACGACTTCTATTGATACGAAGTTGGAAATGGTGTTCTCATAATAGTGAGTAAAAGATAGTCTAAGCCTTGAGGAAACTTAAGGGTAACTTGATAGTTTCAGTATTATTCATGCTCTTGCATATTCTTTCATTGGTTTTCAAACTATGTATATCGCAACACAATGGAATCCTATTTATTGGAATACTGCGTGTTTAATTGTAAATAGTGGTTCATTAGAAGATGATGCAGAGTATGAGTTTGAAGAAGATGAAGATGGCGAAGCTGTGGTAAAAAAAGAAAAATCTACAGATTATGCAAAAATTGCAAAAGCTTTAGGAGATATTATTTCTAAAGGTATTAAAGTATCTCTTGTAGATATAAATAAATCAAATTTTAGTTTTGAACCTGATGTTGATAATAACCAAATTCTTTTTGGTATGAAAGCTTTAAATAATGTGGGAACTCCTATTATTGAACAAATTGTAAAAGGTAGACCATATGTAAGTTTCACAGATTTTTTAAATAGATGTCCATTAAATAAAACTGCAATGATTTCCTTAATTAAAGCAGGTAGTTTTGATAAACTTGAAGAGGATTGGGCTAAAGAATTAGACGTTGAACCTAGAATTTTAATTATGGTATATTATTTATCAAAAGTATGTGAACCTAAAAAGAAATTAACACTTCAAAATTTTAATGGTTTAATTCAAAAAGATTTAATACCTCAAGAATTAGAT